AAAAACCTCACCAATTTTTGCGGTCATTGAGGGGTATTCGTCACTAAGACGTTTGTGCAAGGTAGTCAACATAAAACGCACGATTCAGAAATGGATTAATGCAGTTGATAGAAATCGAGTCTTTCGAGACGATTATTCGGTTGGGAACACATTGCACGATATAGCGACCTGAGCCGCAAAACCATTTCCAATTGCCTGACTGCAAGCGGCTATACCTGATAAAGTAGTGCGCAGTAGGTCAGGAATTGGTCAACTTTACGAGAGGGATCATACGGAGATCGCTAGGCCCATAGTCTAGAGAGGAGGTTAAATTCCTCCCCCTCGTAATTCGTATTCATACGCGATAAAGTATGACGCAGCTAGGAGCGGTTCCCTAGATAGTGCCAGTCCTGCATAACGCATTGAGAGCGCATACTCTATGGACAAATATTTTCTATCGCGGTTTTGATCGCCCGAAGTATTCAGAGAAAACGGACCGGAAAATGAGTGTAGCTACGCCGCGCGTGGTCAAACTCTCCAGCGAGACAGTACTTGTAGAAAAGTGAAGAGGGATCAATGAAAAGTGAGAGTCTGCAAAATGACGCCACACCTCTTCAGCGATAGATCAGCTTTTGAACAGTGACCTGAGCATCAGGTTGAGACGAGGCAGCTTACAGCTTGTAAGGGCATCACCCTTTGGTTGGTCTCTAAAACGGTGACAATGCAGCGATGCATGGTAGAAGATGTAGATATGGTGTGATGGCCATTGAATCTTCGGACTCGTAATAAATGTAAGAAGTGAGAGTAGCGACTCACCTGTTCAAAAATCTTTCTTATATAGTGTGAATGTAGAGCGCTATTCTGTATAAATAACTATATGAAAAGAACTTGTAAAGAATGCGAAAAATGCAAACGTGAAATTTCATACAGCAACTTTCAAAGACATATCGATTCGTGCAAGGGGCCTAAAATTAAAAAGATTAGGGGTATTGATTACGATCCTAATTCGGGTTATATTAACGGATCACGTGAACCTTGGAATAAAGACAAAACCAAAAAATCTGATTGTCGCATTGCTAAAGGGGCAGAAACCTTTAAACGCCGCTACGCAAATAACGAGTTTGAATTAAACAATAATTCGCCATCGATTGAAAGTAGACAAAAAATTTCAGAATCGATGAAAATTGCTCATTCAGAAGGACGTGCATGGAATATTGGCAAATCGAGATGGAACAATGAACCAAGTTACCCTGAAACTTTCTTTATGCGCGTTATTGAAAATGAATTTACCGATAAGCAATATACGCGGGAATATCCGATGGGTATCTACTCTCTTGATTTTGCTTGGCCACACCTTAAAAAAGCCATTGAAATAGATGGAGAACAACACCAGCGATTTCAAGAATACATTGACAGAGATAATCGTAAAGATGCTTTCATTCGTGATAGTGGATGGTCCGTGTTACGCATCGCTTGGAAAGATCTTTTTAATGATCCCAAAACCCTTATATATAATTCTATATCCTTTATACATTCCGGTGTATAATAAATCCCAGTAACGCACAAGGCGTGCGGCCGGACTGTTAATCCGTGTGAGTTCTGTTCGATTCAGAAACTGGGAGCCATCGCCTTCTTAGCTCAGTGGTAGAGCTCTTGATTTGTAATCAAGCGGTCGTCAGTTCGACTCTGACAGGAGGCTCCATTTTTTCAAATTGTCCGTGAGCAGGATGGGAATGCACCTGCCTTATAAGCGGGAGATACTGGGATCGAAACCTAGACGGACTACCATTCTCATATCGCGGTATCAAACGGATGCTGCAATATACTGAAACCAACAAGAAACGAGAAAATATGAAAAACATATTCCTATTGACAATGTTGGCCTTAAGCATATGCACTACAACGCTAGGGTCTGCAAAACAAGAAGAAACATATTGGGCGCGAATCACCTATTACCATGACGGTTCAGGTAAGGTTGCGGATCCCAAAACCAAACGAGCCATACGAGGTGATAGCCTCGCTGCTCATCCGAGGTTCCCATTCGGGACAAAGGTATCCATTCCTGCTTTGAAGGGAAAGTTGGATCAAGACGCTGAGTTTGTAGTTCACGATCGAGGACCAGCGGTGACCAGCAAAAAGGCAGCGCGAGGAAAGGCATTCGTTTTCGATGTCTACGTGAAAAACGAAAAAGAAGTTCAGGCTTATGCCAAGACGAATCCCGCCTATATGAAGGTCATCGTTCATAAGTGATTGATAATCAAAGGGGCCAAAGTATTTTCGCTTTCTACGTAAAAAAGCATTTACTTTGGCCCCTATTATGATAGGATACTCCTGTAACTGAAACCACCCTATATTATGAATACTACTAAATCTGCAATGTTCCTTCTCTTTGGCATCACTCACTCCGGATTCGAAGTGCTTGGTGTTTTCTCCTCTTATAATAAAGCTCGCGAAGTGCTCGATGATCGTTTGGCCAAGATTGCAACGGATCTGATCGCCGAAGTATACAGCGTCCATGACTATGATGACTATTCCATCAGCGAATACATCGTTGATGACATCCATTCTGCACTCAACTAAACTTTAATCTATGACTAAGAAACAATACATCGCCCAGAACTACGAATATCAAGATCTACAACCATGAACCCTACCGAAGATACACAAAACAACGCAGTGATCGATGAGAACATCGACAAATTTCTAAATGCCCTATTGATCGTTTTCCATGAAATTGGAGTCGAGCCTGCCGAGGGAGAAAAACTTTTCTCGGAGTCTTCCCTTGACCTCGATGATCAAGGATTCTTGCGATACACGTTGCCGAATCATTTCATCTATACACTTTCCGAGGAAGATGTCAAGAAGGGTGAATTTGGAGATTCGACCAATGAGACAGTGATTCCTATCGCGGGTGATCGCTACTTTGTGGTGGTGGAGTGTTGATAATATAAATAAGTGATATGTCCACTTCTTCTCTAAAGAAACTTATTCCATTTAAACTATTCATCTCGGAGCAAAAGGCAATGAGTACAATAGTAAATATGAATGATTCCGAATTGGCTAAATTAGAATTTAGCGATTTTCCATCTAATGCTGCAATTGATGCATGGGATAAATTCAAAGATAGAATACGCGTTGGTAGAGCTAAAGATAAAGCGAAGAAGCAATCTGGCGATGCCGCAAAACAACAAAGAGAAAAAGAAGGGCAAACAGTATTTAACGCGCTTCACATTAAAGTCGGAGATTATACAAATTACGGGGTCGTTGATAAGATTGAAGATGACGGAGTTTATTTTAAAAGAGAAAATAATCCACCTTCTAAAACTGCGTTTTCGGGACAACGCGCCGGCGGAGAATTATCGTTTAAAAGCCTGAAAAAAATTTCTAAGGACGAATATGAAAAAGCTCGCGATAGGCACTCTGCCTCTATGCAAGCGCATACTGATTCCACTCCTCGCAAAATAGATTGATCTGATAAATACCACATATGAAAAATGGAATCAAGAAAGATCAGGTCAAGAGCACGAAGCGTCCAGGTGTCCATGCTAAAAGCAAGACATCGAGATTGAAGGGTTCGAAGAATTACAAGAAGCCAAATCGCGGACAAGGCCGCAGATAATTTTTAAGGGTGAATGGCAGAGCGGCTTATTGCGTCAGTCTTGAAAACTGAAGAGGGTGTTAAACTCTCCGTGGGTTCAAATCCTACTTCACCCGCCAAATCAAATATATTATGAGCGTATTTTTCACATCCGATCCGCATCTGGGACATAAAGCCATCGCGAAGTATCGACCGTTTGTTCGAAATACAGAACACAATACTGAACTGTTTGTTAATGTTCTTGAGTTTGGATCAGATCAAGGAAAGATTTTAATGGGCGTCCTCAGGAATTCGACGTGACTCAAAAAAGTCGCGGACGGGGTTCGATTCCCCAACGTCCACCATCTTATGATCCACAACTGATTGGTTTTCAGTTGTGGATTTTTTTTTTCGTTTTTATGTAAAAAAGCATGTACAGGGGCCCAGAATGTGGTAGGATATCCTTGTTGCTGCTACTGGCAACCTTATTTCCTACTACATTATGATCATTACCCTTCCACCTAAATATAAAAAGCATTCTGAATATCTTGGCTATACGATCTACAAACGATTGCCTAATACTGGAACAAGCGGTGGAATGTGGTTGACGCATTCTACGACATTTCAATCTTTGGCTCGTGTCAAAGCTTACATTGATTATTATGAAAAACAAAATGACATTTGATTATTCTCCGATCGCTCTTAGGGCTTTAGTGCGCCATAAGATCGCTCCTCCTACTAAGTTTTTTACCGATAAAAAGAAACAGTTTTCTAAGAAGTCATGTCGACTTAAAGAATATTGAGCAAAAATAAACATTTACTTTGGCCCAAAATTTGATAGGATCCTCTTGTAACTGAAACCACCCTATATTATGAAACTCCTCAAAAAAGCACCGATCACCGTCCTTCCAACCCTTAAGGAAATCTACAAGTTCAATGATAAACTTGAAGTCACCACCGAGTTTTTTCGTGGTCGGGATGGTTCCCATAAGATTACTAACCTCTTCACCGTTGTCAAAGTCAACGTCGAGACGCTGCATGTTATTGACAATAAGGGCGATACATACGTCATGAATCCAAATGAACCTAATACCACCGTCCGCATCGTTCGCGAAGGCTAATCCTCTCTCATCAATTTTTATTATGACACTGACACACATCAAAGACCAGATGATCGGCCTCATCGAGGTTAAGCAACGTGACGGAGATTATATTTCCACGACCGTGATGAAGAAAGGTACGAAGCTAATTACCGGGACACCTACTAATTCGACTTTCCTTCGCAATGAATGGGAAGTCAATCTTGAGAATTATTATTCTTTGGATGAAGCGTTGGACGACCTTTATTCGGCAATTTCGGCATCGGCAAAGAGCAAGCCAGTCAACAAGTTTCGATAACACATATGCACCACGACGAATATAAAGAACGGGAATACGAACTGATCGAGGAGATTGAAAACTCTCTCGAGAATCTTGATGCTAAATTTAAAATCCTTAGACGAGCAGTTGATCGAACGATCTGTGAATTGGAAGTCGAAGATTTTTTGGCAAACGGACCAGGCGGAAAGGATCCTAATTAATATGATCAGAAAAATATTCTGGAAAGCGTTCTATAAGATCACCCTCGGAGAAAGTTATTCTTTGTCGTGTAAGTCGGCAAAAAATATCTGGGGATCGATCAACGAAACTACGAAGGGAAACCTATCTTCGTTTTACAACGTCAACGGAGAACAGATTCGTGGATGGCATCGTACTACCGCCGGCTCGCGAAAGAAAAAAGTCTCAAACGACTTGATGGATAGATACATCAATGAATATCGATAAACCTATCGTCGCGATCCTTCAATGGTCGGATCAATCTACGAATGCTTTCATGGCGCATGATACGAAAGCAATCGATGAGTTTAAGATTAAGAAGATCAAACGAAATCCCGGTATCACATTCACTCGAAAGGATATTCCTAAGAGCGAATACGATTCGTACACTTATAAATAAAAAATATGACTCGCTCAACATACAACACTACGGTTCTTTATCTGAAAGAACTTTCCGAATTCGTCTTAGATCTTAAATCGATTCGAACCATTGGGGTTCCGGCATTACTCAAGAAATATGAATCCTCGCAATTCGTGGCTGAAATTCAGGCAATTCGTACGTCGCGGTTGTCGTATGAAAAACTCTTGGTGAAGAGCGTCGCAAAAAGGGTCGAACTATTAAAAATCCTTAGTCGAGCTATTATCGTCGAGGATGTTGTCGAACCCATCAAGGAAGTCGTCGAGACCAAGAAAAAATCTAAGAAAAACAAAAAGTAGTAGAAGGTAGAATACAGTTACATACTATGCCGTATCTCGAAAGGGATACGGCATTCTTCGTATAAATATCGATCATGAGAACTATTCGACTGATGATCTTTTCGATTATTTTTGCGATGACTGCATGCGGACCGACGGAGCCGATCGTGAATCCTTCGAACCCGACTATCGAACGAAGCGTAGTTCCTACGATCGAGAAAGCAAAGGATACGATGCGCGAGGCATCTTCTAAACTGAATGATCAAACCGTCATCATCTCGGAACTTGGGACAGATGCAGATAAGGCTTTAGAATATTCGAAATATATTCGCCTTTATACTTCCGCAGACGAACGAGGGGTCAAACTGTCAGATGGCCTCGATCATTCCTTGATATCCATCAAAGATCATCAGGCGTATCTAATCGGCAGCAATGATTCTTTGGTGAATGACATGATTAAATCCTCTGATGCTCTTCAGGAAGCCATAGAATTAGGCATGCTGAAAGATGAAGAATCTGCTAAGTGGAAAAAAACTAGTCAGAAAAAAGATCAATTCATCCTCGAATTAAACTCGAGGCTCTCTGACGAGATCAGTAAGAGCACGAACCTTCGATTGGACCTCGAAGATGCCCAGGTTTATAAGCGTATCATTATCGCAATCGGAGTAATGGCATTCTTATTTGCAGTGATTAAGGCAGCATTGACGATATGGTCTCCGTTTTCAAGGTTCAAAGTATAAATACAATTCTAATACATTATGAGAAGCTTGAAAATCTAACAAAACAAAAATATGGACATCACATTACTAATCCCGACGGCGATCGAACTTATCAAATCATATCCTTGGTTCGGTGTCGTGGCCTCAGTCATCACGTTGGCCTCGGCAATCACCGCATTGACCCCAACTCCAAAAGAAGGTACCCCGCTTTCCTTTGCATACAAACTGATTGAAGCGTTGGCTCTCAATATCGGTAAGGCAAAGCAAACCGGCAAATAATTCAAACATCTCTTCTTACCAAATATGATCGCAGAACAGTTAGCTAAAATCGCAGAGTCTCAGATAGGGGTTCGTGAAACAAAAACTAATGGCGGTAAGAAGATTGAAGAATACCAGCGAGCAACTTGGCTGCCACCTGCCGCCTGGGCATGGTGTGCAGCGTTCGTTTGTTGGTGTGTACGCGAGTCTATGGGTAGCGAGAAATATACTTTCTCTAGACCTCAGACAGCGGGTGCCTGGGATTTTGAGAATTGGTGTCGGAAGGTCGACAACTCGGTTAAGCTTAAGAAACCACATAAGAATAATATCAAACGCGGTGATATTGTGGTTTTCACATTCTCACATATCGGCATCGCAGTGAGTGATATTGACGCCGATGGAATGGTTACTACGGTCGAAGGAAATACGAACGGTGCAGGTTCCCGCGAAGGCGACGGTGTCTATCGAAAACAACGTCACGTCAGCAAGATTCGTTCGGCGATACGATTCATGGTCTGATTACGCTGCATTTGATCGCATTTTTTGGTTTACATCTCCGGCCGGTTTGGTAGAATGATCTGTATCCATCAGCCGCAGTTAATCTACCACAAAGGGGGAGGGGAATAACCTTTAAGGTTTCTCAACTGATTGACTATCAATAAAGATAAAATAATCTTCGAAGGCATAAAAAGATGTGTACAATTTCCCAGGTTATGGTAGAATAACCCCGTAACTGAAAGCAACATACTACATCATGACACAATATCGTATCCAACAAAAAGACGACTCAGAAGCAATCGTTGAGGCTCGTAGCCCATTTGAAGCCCTTGGTATTCATCGCAAGCGTGGTCCGCATGGACTTGGTCGTGCCTGGCAGTTGACTCGCCAACCCGATGGTTGGATCGTTGCCTCGAACTCCTCTGAGAAGTCGATGGAACGTAACCATTATCGTATCAAGGAAGTCGATTGGAAGCGCGGAGGCCGTTACTTTCCAATTTGATTATAACTGGGGTGGAGCAGGACGGTTAATGCATTCGACTCATAATCGACAGATAGTGGGTTCAACTCCCACCGCCCCTACCATTTTCATCTAAACTTCATGCATATCAAAATCTATTCATTGGAACATTGCAAAGACTGCATCGCCTATCATGCGATGGTCAAGCAATTCTGTGAAAGTCAGGAAATCCCCTTTGAAATCGTCGACCTTGACCTCGAACAGCATGTCCAGGAAATTATTAGATATCGCTTGACATTCATTCCATCGACCATCTTCTTCGATGAATCCGATAAAGTTTTGGTAAATAAAGGTGGACTCTTCACAATCGAAGAACTTAATCAATTACATGTCGATGCAATCCTCAATTCCAGATGAAATCTTTGACTTCGGTTTTACCGCTGTCCATGAAGAAGACCTTGAGACCGTACAGAATCTCGTTGCCCAGGCAGAAGATTCAAAGAGCACTCAGGTTAAATTGGACAAGATGTATAAGTCAATCTTGCCTCTATTGAAAAATCTTAAGGAAAACCCTGAAAAAGATTACATCTTTTGGCCTAATCGACTCGAGAAGGTAAACGCCTTCGAGAAGATGCTCAAGAAGCTCTACGATAAATAAACCGTATGCCAGCAATTGCTCGAAAGGGTGTAGATAAAGCCTCGGCGCATAATGGCGTTCCGGAACCACACCTTCTCTTCAGCGAAGGATCACCTGATGTATTCATCGGTGGCAATGCAGCGGTACGAGTCGGAGACAAAACCGCAGGCGAAGATGTTGCCTTGACTGGTTCTGGCACGGTGTTTGTGAATGGACTCGCTGCTCATAGGATCGGCGATTCGATCACGGCACATCCTGGTGGCAGTCCCCCGATCTTGACCTGCGAGACTGGTTCCCCCGCAGGAACAGTCAGCGCCGATTAAATTTTCGCCTTTTATGTAAAAAAGCATGTACAGGGGCCCAGAATATGGTAGGATCCTCTTGTAACTGAAACCACCCTACATTATGAAACGCACCAGATTCACCCGTCCTTACCAAGATCTTATTAAGTTTACGATTGACGAAGGCATTTGCCAAGCAAGTTACACGATTGCCCATGCTAATGCGAGTGGGTATATCATCGTTGAATCAACTCTTAAGCTTCAAAAGAAAATTTTAGCTTTCTTTGGCAAAGCTGCTCAGGCAATTTAATAACCCCCTTACTCTCTATATTATGACTAAAGCAAAAATTAATAAAGCAATTCGACATCTCGGGATTAAAATTGTTGGAAATCGAGGTGCCGGGTATTTTTACTTTGTGGACATCGCCGAACAAATTGGTCAAGTAGGTCAGAGCGTCATGGTTTGCTATCTCCATCAACAATCGCTGCAACGCTGGGTGTCTGATGCAGAATACGCTTTCCGTGAATATGAAGTAGAACAAGCCGAATTGCTTGGCTGAAATAATCTTGAACAACTCTAATATTATGAATCAAACACAGAACGAATATCTGCCTACACTATACAGCCGCACTTCAACTGGTGCCATTCAAGAATGGACTATTGAAGTTAAAGACGGTCGATGCCGAGTCCATCATGGCCAAGTTGGAGGAAAAATCGTCACTACACTGTGGACCGTGTGCAAAGCAACCAATGTTGGTCGTGCAAATGAACGTAACGAATCGGCCCAGGCGCTCTTTGAGGCTACTGCTCTTTGGAAAAAGAAAAGTCAGAGTGGTTGCTTTGAGTCAATCACAGACATCGATCAGTCATTTTATATTGAACCCATGCTTGCAAAGAAATGGGAAGACCTCGAGAAGAAGGTATCGTTCCCTCTCTTTTGTCAGCCAAAGCTCGATGGAATGCGAGCTGTGATTAGTCGTCATGGAGCCTTCACTCGTAACGGTAAACCATGGCTGACGATCCCCCACATCTTGGCGGATTTGGCACCACTCTTCGAACAGTATCCCGACCTCATTCTGGACGGTGAACTTTATTGCCACGGCTTGCATGATGACTTCAATAAGATTTCTTCCCTGATCAAGAAAACGAAGCCGACCTTGGCGGATATCATTGAATCCTCTGAGATCATCGAGTTTTGGTGGTATGACATCGCCGACTCGACTCGTAGCTTCAAAGAACGTACGACCTTCATTCGAGAAGCGTATGAGCAACTCAACCTCAATGAAGGAAGTGTCGTCTTGGTCGAAACCAGTGAGGTCACGACCAAAGAAACCCTGGATGAGCTCTACGGAAAATTCATGGAGGATGGCTTCGAGGGTCAGATGATTCGCACCGATAAACCGTACGAGTTCAAGCGCTCGGCGACTCTCTTGAAGCGTAAGGAGTTTCAGGATGAGGAATACGAGATCGTCGGAATCTACGAAGGTAATGGCAACAAGTCGGGGATGGCAGGTTATGCAGTGATGAAGCGAGAAGATGGAGTTACCTTTCGCTCGAACATCAAAGGCTCTCATGACTTTCTAAAGGATTTGCTACCTAAGGCGGATTCTCTGGTCGGAACTTTTGCCACCATCAAATACTTCAACCTGACACCGGATGGTATTCCTCGCTTTCCTTATCTGACTCGCCTGCGCGATGGCAAAGGTCAAGATTAAGCGAAAAATAAATCGCTTTAGGTGTAAAAAAGCATGTACAGGGGCCCAGAATATGGTAGGATCCTCTTGTAACTGAGACCACCCTATATTATGAGCTACTATCCCTTAGAAGACAAATTGCGCGCCAGAAAAACAACAATTACTGGAGTCATTGAACAAGAATACAAAAAAGAGCATGTTGTTTTCCAAGGAGCTCCTTGCGATTGGGCTGCCGAACGCGGAGCCACCCATACCCTCTATTGCGGCGAAACCGAAGGTCCATTCGGCACAGCTGGTCGTGGCACTCGCCCCGCTAAACTGCTCAAAACAGTTCTTTATGTCGGAGTTGATGAAGCAGATGATGCGATTGTTTGGGAAAAGTGGAGCATTTCAACTCGCTATGTTTTTGCAAATGCTTTCTAAATAGTTTCACTTTTATGTAAAAAAAGCATTTACATGGGCCCTTATTGTGATAGGATACCCTTGTAACTGAGACCACCTACTACATTATGACAAACAACACCGCTACCAAGTTCATCGTATCTAAACAATCCGGAATTCATGCCGGTTCCTGCATCCTCGGTACGGGGGACACCAAACAACAAGCTTTGGTCGATGCCTACGGACCGACCCCTTGGTCACCTTATGCCAAAAAATCTATGCGCGATGCCTGCGTTCGCGAGGTGCCTTTGGCTGAATTTGAGCACCTCGTCTCGCGAATCACATTCTATTGAAAAAAAGCATTTACATTGCCCCTCTTTTTGATAGGATCCTCTTGTAACTGAAACCACCCTACATTATGACAATACATCCAAATCGCACCGAATCATATCGCTTCTCCGTCGCCAATGACAATAATGACCTCGCCCATATTGTTCAACTTCGAAAGGAAATTCGCATTTTTAACCTCCAGGAAAAGATTAAAGCGCTGAGCGAGCATGGACATCAACGCCGGGTTGCCAAGATCGACATCTTTGGTCGTCTCGGCAAGAATAACCCGAACGCTCAAGGTTATCGCGATGCTTGCAAAAAGCAACGCTCATTTGGTTGGGGTTTTGGTGCCGGTGCCTATCAACGGATTGCTATCAAGGACGCGGCGACGCTTGACGTCTATGTCCGCACTTATAATTATTGATCGCTCTATAAGTAAATTAGTCCCGGGTCGTTCGTTCAACGGATAGGACTTCGGATTTCTAATCCGCCAATGTAGGTTCGATTCCTACACGACCCACCATTATTTTAAAGACACAACATATGACAAACATCCAAAAACTAATAAAGTCAATTAACTTCATCAACTCAAATGGTAGGACCATTACTGATTTGGCGATCATCGATGGCATTCCATATAAAGTAATCGGGTATTTTCATGATTATCATAAGGGAACATATGACATCACCGACAAACAGGCAGTTACCGAGGATCAGGCCGGGCAATATCTTTCTTGGCCTTCTATCAAAGATAGAATCAATCAGATCTTACTCGAACGCGAAGAGCGAATCACGAAACAAAATCGACTAGCCAATTTTTATGCAACAGAAGAATATTGAAGAGGAAAAAACATACACAATTCCGGTGCAAATCCTGGGATTTTCTATATTTTGGATATTGCCTACGTTCTGGATCTCGTACCTTTCACGAGTAGTATTTCATCTCGAAAGTCAATTGGTTTTTATTTGGATCGGTATGGTCATCTTAAACCTTGCCACACAAATGAAAGGACAAGATTTTTCATCTAGGATAAATTTTTACATTTTCAATGTGCTCATCCTGCTTCAAATCTATGTGTGGATATTTAAATAATATGATCTTTTGATTCTATTTCTATACACTCACTATTCTCTACACCTACACATCATGACAATCGAACAACAAGAAACACGAATGATCCTTCAACTCAAAAAGGATTATGATGCCGCTATCAACGATAGAGATCTTTGGAAAGCCGAAGCCGAACGTTGGCGTAAAAACTCACGCGTAATGGAGTCTTTTGACGTTTGGTGGAACGATCCAGATAATGGATGCCCAACACTCGTCCTTGATAATGACGAGGAATTCGCCCGGGCAGTTTGGAATGCTGCTCAAAAAGTTTAGTTTTTGTACGAAAAAAAGCATGTACAAAGGCCCAGAATATGGTAGGATCCTCTTGTAACTGAGACCACCCTACATCATGAAATATAAGTTAATCACCTTCATCGCATTAGCCTCGACGATTGCTTGTCTGACTCATGCGATGAAGGTGAATCCCTTAGATAAGATCTTACCAAAAAAAGCTATCCTCGTCAAAGGCAAGTTACAGACCGAGCCGGTCCTTGTCAAAGGCAAGTTACAGCCTACGCCACTCCTCGTTAAGGGTAAATTGACCACTCCGAAAAACAACTGGAAAGAAATCACTCGCTCTGGCATCGAGAACTTCGAAAAATACTTTGCCACCACCTATATTTGCCCCGCCGGCGTACCTACGATTGGTTATGGCTTCACCGATAAGAAACTAGTCGATAGGAACTTCGTTTCCCTTCCTGATGCCCGTCGTATCCTAGACACAAAGCTCAACGTTCATTGCGCCGTCGTTCGAAAGCATGTCAAGGTCAAATTGACCGAACCGCAAATGTATGCCCTCGCATCGTTCACCTACAACTGTGGGGAAGGCAACCTACTTCAACTCATCTCAGGTAAAGGTCGCCTTAACTCCGGAAACTATGACAGTGTCACTCGTCTCATGCCGAAGTATTGTACCGTGAAAGGTAAGGTCCTAAAGGGACTTGAGCGGCGGCGCGCCTGGGAAGTCAACCTTTGGAAACAAATTTAATTTATGTCTACACCACCCGATAACCAACAGAAACCAAAGTCGAATGATGTCATCCCTCAACTATTCACCACTATGGCAGGATTGTTGCTAATGATCGGCTCATTGGATAATACCTATAGCGTACTGGCAGGATTGTTCCTTGTGCTCTCAGCCACCACTAAAAAATAATATGAAAAAATTTGCCATCTCACTAAATAATCTTAAGGATCATGTGTTCTATGAATGCATCTTACAAGGCAGCAAAGTAGCCGTCAAGCATAAATTTAAAGATTTTTATGGAGCCGAAGAAACAAAAAATTGGAAAGAGGATTTCATGTCAGATATTCATGATTCCCGACGCATCGAATATCGGGGAGAAGTGTTATATACGCACTATGCTGCTCAGATGATATGCTACGTCTTTCATGGTGGTTATGTCTACACCTTTGATTCGTATTTCTCTGACTGTGAAATCTTTGAAGAAATCCTTGAGAGCTTGCATGCCACGATCTAGATGCCTCTCCCCCACCTAAGGAGCTAAATTATTTTCACATTTTATGTAAAAAGATGTGTACAGGGGGCCAGAATATGGTAGGATCCTCCTTGTAAGCAACCTACTACAACAACACTACTACATTATGAAAAAGCCAACTCTTGCCACTCTGAAGTCCTTCATCAATAAGAATCGCCCTAACCTACACGTCGCCGTTAAGAGCGCCTTCGATGGCATGACTGATTGTTGCGAACAACGTTCCGGCAAATTCTCTCCTGCCACTCAGAGCGATGGTTATAAGAACACCCTCGGCATCAATGGAGTCTGGGTTGTTGGCGGTGATTGGATCAAGCCATTCGATGAAGACGGTTTTATCGGTTATGTTGTCAGCAATTGCTGCGGTCATTTCGTGGTCGCAGTCCCTGCGTAAGCGAAAATAGTTTCACTTTTAATGAAAAAAAGCATTTACATTTCCCCTCTTTTTGATAGGATCCTCCTGTAACTGAAACCACCCTACCTCCTCTATATTATGAAAACTAAAATTGACACCTCCGCTCGTAAGAATCTCATCGCCGAAATCGCTCAACGCCACGCTGCCGAGCAACGCCTGATCAAGCAATTCTCGGTTAATGAGAGCAAGACCACCTCGTCTGAGAATGACTATGACTCGATCGTCGAGCAAGAGCTTGAAAAGCTCTTGACCTCTTCGACCTTCAATCCAATTTCTCTATAATCATTCACCAACAAAACACAATACACCGTAATACAATGAACACCACTGCACCAAAACAAAATCGCGAATTCATCGTCGATACCCTTAACAATTGCCTTTGCACCGTTACCTTCGAAAAGCTAGATGGCACCGAACGTACCATGAAATGCACACGTAAGTCAGAATTCATTCCTGCTGAATTTCGTCCTAAGGGTGATAAACCTACCAAAGAGAATCAAGATGTCGTGGCTGTATATGACATCGATGCCAAAGGATGGCGTTCCTTCATCGTCGAAAACGTTACTCACTTCAACCTACTGTAATCTATATGGCAATCACAAAGGGAGCATTCAGAGCTGGTCGAGTCCTCGCTCCGGATTCAAAATGGACAGGTGAGGAACCAGAATGGTTAGGTTGGGAAAAGTGGGACCTCGAACGGTTCTTTCGCACGCGTTCACGTATGCTGAACTTCTACAACTATTACCTCACTACGGCTGATATGAAACCAGCAGTCCTGGCTTTCATGAAGCGCGAAGGTTATTCGAAAGAAGACATTGGCATGATCAGCTCCGCAAATCCTAATGTGATGCCTTCTACGATTGGCAAGTTAGTCCGGGCGATGGATCGAGGGATGCCTTCGATCCATCCAAATGCCCAGGAATATTTTGATGAACTCCCTTTCACTGAGGGTGCGATCGCTAAGGATGATAAGGTACTCGTCAAGCGAGAGCTTAACGACGTGCTCCAGACTCTTCGGGTGATTGCTAGTTCTATACCGGCTGAGGTCAAAAGAAAGGCTCCTGAGCTTTATTTGTCTCCCATCGAACGTGTACAAATCAAAGTCGATAAGGATGTTATCTCGCTGCTCGAGGAGATGATGGATGCATGGTGCACCTCAGATGTCCAGGTGACTCCTCTGGCTTTGACTTCGTACATTCGAGATAATGGCATTCCAGCCACAGGTTGTGTCTTTATCGAATCCTGGATTCAAAATCATCTCATAGAATATCAGCATGCTCATGATAAGACTGATGCCGATGCTATTGAAGGTTTCTCATATCTGACCAAACCCGCCTTGAAAAATCGCATCAAGGCGCTTCAGTCGATGATGGAAGAAGTACAGAAATACGGTAAGGTCAAGAAGGCTCAACGCGCGCCACGTGTCAAGAAGACCAAGGACGCGACTAAGCAAGTGTCTAAGATGAAGTACCAACAGAACTCACAGGACTATAACCTCGATTCGGTTTCTCCCCTTCGAATCCCTACGGCTCAACGGCTTTATGTCTTTAATACGAAGTATCGCCAGCTCAGCGTATATCACGCCAAGGGAGCAGCAGGGTTCGAAGTCAAAGGATGCTCGATCAAGAACTTTGATCCTTCCTTGAGCTTCACCACGACTCTCAGGAAGCCACCGGCGACACTGAATTCAATCATCTCTAGCACACCTAAGCAACTCGAGAAGCTATTTGATGATCCGAAGATCAAGAAGAAACTTCCGAACGGTCGCATCAATGAGCATATCATTTTGCTACGAGTCATCGAATCAAAAATCTAACACATCATGTCAACACTTATCCCACAGAAAGAATCCCCTGCGTCTCCGCCAAAGGTAGTAGTATTAACCACAGAACAATTATCCACCCGAGTCGAAAAGTTGGTATCACGAGATCATATGACTTACCTCGAGTCGATCATTCATATCTGTGATGATACTGGCATCGATGCCGAGGATATAGCAAAGATCGTCACTGGTTCTCTTCGAGAGAAGCTAGAAGCCGAGGCGCGACGCAACAATATACTTCCAAGAATCAATACCCTTTTCGACGATTGAGTACCTTAACGACCCAAATGCCCCCGTCGAGAATGTCACCCTTCGATGCCTGGTCGACCTATATGGCGATCAAGCTTCACTTTGATAAGGGAACGTTCGATGCCTTTAAGTTCAACTTTAAAGGTCCTAGGTTGAGTCAGAGCGCGTTCAATGCCCGAAAAGATAGGTACTTCTTCGAAAAGGTTGCCAAGAAATATCCAAAGAAACCGGACATGATTACGTTCTTCTTGGCGAATTATCTGGAAGGGAATTCCTGGGTAGGAACGATGAATGACTCGGCTCCGATGAATTGGATCTCTCGAATGCAGCGATTGGATTACGGCTTCGGCGAGGACATCGCTACGCTCAAAGAACAATGCGAAAGGCGATCATGCAATTTCGATGCGGCTTTCAATCTGAGTTCGGGTCGTTCTGTGCCACTAATCATCGAACTCTATCAATCTCAAAAAATCTCACTCGAGTCCGTGGTCGTACTCGACGTGCTCCTGAACTTTATTCCTCGGATAAATAAAGTCGTAATTGATCCTCTAGGAATGTTTGAAGAAATGTTCCATAAGATGATTCGTTACAAACCGTTCATCGAGTCTCGTGTCAATATAGAAAAAAGTAAGCTCACCGTAATTAAAACATTTACATGAGCTCAAGAAAATGGTACAATAGACACCTGACCAAATGAATGGTTATACTCCGCAATACAACAATACAACCCCAAAATACACCGTAATAATATGTCGTTCGAAAAACTAAAACAAAATCGTTCCGCCTCCATCGATAAACTCGTGAGTGCCGCGGAAAAGATTAGCAACACCACTAAGACTTATGGAGATGATCGTCTCTGGAGTCCTACTGTAGATAAGGCCGGAAACGGATATGCAGTCATTCGTTTCCTTCCAGCAAAAGAAGGAGAAGACCTCCCTTGGGTACGCTTCTGGGATCACGGTTTCAAAGGACCAACTGGCCGTTGGTATATTGAGAATTCATTGACATCTATCGGTCAACCCGATCCTGTCAGCGAGATCAACTCGGTGCTCTGGAATTCTGGTCGCGAAGAAGATAAGGAAATCGCTCGTATTCGCAAGCGTCGCTTGCACTACGTCTCGAATATCTTGGTCGTCAGCGATCCTTCGAATCCGGCCAATGAGGGTAAAGTTTTCCTTTACAAGTACGGAAAGAAGATCTTCGATAAGGTCATGGACATCATGCAACCCCAGTTCCAGGATGAGAAGCCAATCAATCCGTTCGATCTGTGGGCAGGTGCAAACTTCAAGCTCAAGATTCGTCAGGTCGAAGGCTATCGTAACTACGATAAGTCAGAATTCGATGGCGCCTCGGAATTGTATGCAGGTGACGAGACTCGTCTGGAGAATGTCTACAATGCGATCTATTCGCTCAAGGACTTCACTGATCCTGCCAACTATAAGACCTATGCGGAACTGAAGCGTAAGCTCAGTGAAGTCCTGGGTCAAGAGGCGCTTAGCGAGACACTGACGACTGCAGAATCCGTTACGCTCGACGAGACTCGTTCGGCTGCTCCTGCCGGTCGTGTGGCTGCAGAGCCTGAACCGGAATCGGTCGGTGGAGGTAGTTCTTCCGATGAGGAAGACGATACCCTTAGCTACTTCGCCAAATTGGCACGTGGCTAATCTTCATCTTTGATAGATGATTCATGGCGGTGGTTCTTCATTGAACCACCGCTTTTTATTCTGGCATAGAGGATCCGCCTGGAGAATAGCGCGGAGACTGCGTCCCTCTCGATCCTCCGTTATTTGCCGTCACATTCGTCGAAGTTTGATAATTATGAGTGTTGTAAGTATTAATAACAGCAGTTGATCCTCCACCACTTGCTATTAAATTTTGTCCAGAAGATTTAGGCATCATTTGCATATTTGTAGAAATAGCTGGGGTCGATACTGGCATATTTGCCCATCGATATACATCATCAGGAATAGCCATAGTAACCATCCCAATTGGATCATACCATGGGCGGTTTTCTGATCTATCTGGTAAGATTTCTCTAAGTATTGATTTATAAAAGTTTTCAATGAAATCCTTAGCATTTCCTAATACGCTACCTAATTGTCCTCCTACACCTTTTAACCAATCAATAACTCCGTCCCAGATTCCAAAGAAGAAATCTTTGATGCCTTCCCATATTCCTTCGAAAGACCAACTTTCCCACCAATCAGTGATTGCAGAAATTGTAGAAAGTATTGTATCCCATAATCCAGAAAACATTTCCCAGAGATCATCAAATAGGCTTGCAAAATTCCAGCTATCGAGCCACTTCGAGGCATTCTCAAAACCGAACATATTAAGCATCCAAGAGATGAGATCTTTTGGAATATCGATGAGCCATCCGATCAGACTATTTAGGAGACCCTTTAGACCGCCCTTGATCGCTCCCATTACACCGCCGGTCTTATAACCTTCAAACGCCCCCATCGCTCCTTCAATGACGCCGATGATAATCGTTATCGGCAAGAGGAGTTTACTAAATACCCGTGCAAGACCTTTACCGATACTAAACATCGTTTTTAGGAAACTTCCGCCTCCCACACTACCTAATAAACTAATGATGAATTTAAGTGGTTTCATGATAAATCCAAATACTTTATTTATTAGACTAATTGCTTCGTTAATGAATCGACTGATAGGCATCTTACGAATCACATCAAATATTGGTTCAAGGATTTTTTCTAAGAATGAACCAATTCTACCGAGGAAAGCACCGATACCTCCAAAGATTTTTCTCATCCTCGAAAATGCATCTTCTATCATTGTATAGATTTTAGATCCGGTCACAATCGCTTTGATGCGAGTAAATTTTGTTGCGATATCTGTGAAAAAATCGATGATTTTGGTATACCATACCATACTCTTAATTTTTTCAAAAAGTCCCGATAAAAATCCTCCGGCAAAAAAAGCGACTCCGCCCAATAATCCAAGGAGACCACTTGATTTTGATCCGCCAAGCTGAACTTTTTTATCGTCTTTGCCGATATCCTCGATCGCGTCGATCAAATCTTGCTGTTGCTCGGTTCTAATCATGTCGCTGTTCATGAAAAACATGTATAGGCGATTCAACGTACTCAACATGCTAAGGTTTAGTAGTCCTATGCTCTTCAATGCATACAGCATTTTATCATCATTGTCGACGATGATGTCATCATTTTTATTCGTCGAGGACGATAACGCAGAGACGGAATCGACGAGCATCGTGACTCCTGTCTCTATACCCGATACGTTTTCATTGGAGATTTGTAATTCAAGGATCACGTCCTGAAGCAATAATCCCTGTGTTGGTCCTCGTCTTTGTGCCATAATAGTTAGTGCCTAGAAGCTTCGTTTTTGCGTTTTTCTTCTTTTAGATGCTCTACGAGTAATGCAGTATAGATTTCCCTCTCCCATGGTAGCATATCATCTAATTCCGTTAGGCTATATTTATGATGTTGCATCAGAGCAAAATTCGTTTGATAGAAATTTTCTAATGACTCATGCGAGAGGCTTATTCGAAAAAAGACTGAATTCCTTGTAATGTAATTGAATTTTCTTCTCCACACTTGCAGCATTTAAATTCGCAGATGTGTTGAAGCTTAGGAGCATTACCGATGAAATTCTCGATCTTCTCCATTTGTTGACGATTCAACGATTCGATGAATTGTGTAAGTTCGGCGGGTGTAGAATCAATAGCAGGATAGACATTGCTATCGTCAAAGATCGACTCGATTGAGTTGATAATAAGTTCATTGATCACTGCCATTTGATTCGTTTCGATGAGGCCAGTGATCTTTTCCATCTTCTTCGCGTCGATGTATTTAAGCGTGACTCCGATCGAATCCGTCAGCATGATCGTCGCATTTTTCTTTTCAGGAACTTCTACGGTGATTTCATCGAGGTTGATCGATACCGCATTATATTCTTCGCATTTTTGGCACTGAACTTTGATATCGGCATTTTCGCCAACGCTCTTGGTTCTTAGTTTTAAGAAAATATATTCGAGGTCAAACGAAGTGATCTCAGAGGTTTTTACTTTGTCGAAGGTACATGCCGAGATGATGTCGCCCATCGCGGCCATCATTTGTTTAGGATCTTTCGTTTCCTGGGCGATGAGTAGGATCTTCTCTTCTTTGACTAAAAATGGGCGGTACGAGACTGATTCACCGGTTGAGGGTAACTTCAATTGATATTTCGGGGTGCTAATTGTTGGTAATGCCATATGCTATGATTTATATCAATTTTTTTAGGGCGCCGGTTATATTATTTTTTAGGGCGCCGGTTATATTATTTTTCACACCCTCTACAGTCGAGGCGATAGTACCCATTTGTTCAAAATCTTCGTAAGTAATCTGTACGACTAACTTTTGTGTAGTATCATTCATGGTGTTGTCTAACGCGATGCTGTTAATCCCAACCGGATAGGCATTCTTTAGTTTAACGGCATAAACTGGCTTATTTTGAGCATTTAGCTGTTGAATGATAATATCAGCAGAAAAATCTTTATTATAATTTAAAAGATAAGATTCTTGATTGAGAACTAGTTCATGCCATTTATCAAATACCTTACGAATATAATAATCGTTGGTGAGATGAAACGTCATTTGCACATCCTCATTGACATAAGTTGTCGGGACTTTTACTGATTGACGATACGAAGAATAATCTAAGGTTTGGATTTGTCTTCCAGGTAATGAACAACTTTCGCACAACATAGCGATATCCCTAGGATCGTTTACGAAATCGGACACGTTGATCTTATTGCCTAGCAAAACTCTACTGACAAGGTCTCCTATATTGAAATTAAGTAACGATTGACTCGGTGGTTGTACCATAATCAAGAAACGATTGGCCATTGCCAAACCGTTCCTTTTGCCAATCGTACTTTTAAAATCGTCGATCGTACTTGGATTGATATATTTTTCGGCCTTATCAACTAGACCGGTGATTGATGAAAGTATGGACATCTTAAGATATTATTTTTTTACTGTCATTCCAGACAGTGTTTTTAGTTTTATATGCAAATTGATCGAGTGGTAAGAACATCGCTATTTCCCATTCATTTGCTGGTACTTCCATCGTAAATGATTTGACATGTGCCATCAAGTAATGTTTGAAACATGGTTGAAATATTTTTAGTTTAGATACTGATGTAAGTAACTGATACGTCAGACGAAATCGAGTGGTCTGATCGAACTTATCATTGTTTGTATATGGCAATAGACGATCGAAAAGTAATGCTCGAAGGCGCGGAGGAAGATAGTGAAGATTCAACCCGTAAAAACCACCTTTGGCGGGACCGACTAGAAGTATCAATGGGAATTTATCGAAGTAAGGAAGATCTTCTTTATGTTTAGGATCGTAGATAAACATATACATCTTGCCTATACTTGTCGGTTTTGTATCAATACTGGTCCTATTGAATAAGGTAGGATCTTTTAATACATTTTTTCGAGTAAGGTTTGAGTATCTCTTAAGATTGTCCATGAACCAATCTCGTGATTGCGCTGTTCTCAACTTCAATCCAGTCGAAGAGAATTTCTTTTCGATGTTAATGAATACCTCTGATGCTACACCGCGTCCCATAAAGACTATTTATATTTTAAGTTAGTAGCTTAATGCCAAGAGACTTAATCGTATCCTCATGCCATATTTCAAATATCCACCCGCGATCCTTGGCATATTCGGTTGCACTTTCCCACTTAGAGATGTTCTTCGCATAGGTCATCACCTCCATTAAGTATCCGCGCGTTTTCTTCTCACGGACCTTTGGAGGTATCGTCTCTTTCTTTGGTTTTATCTCGATGAGGTATGTCACTCCTCCTTTAAATTGCACTTTGATATCGACAAAGTATCGATGCATTTTATTATCTGTCTTGCACCGATACGGAACAACCACTTCTTCGGAAGACCATTTTATAACATTTACATTATCATCTAACCATCGAAAAACCTGTCGCTCCCAGAGAGAGCGATATTGCACTTGAGTATGATCGCCTTCATATTTCTCGGCATTCACTACCCTATATTTTCCTCTATATGCCATATAAATATGTATATGGCATCCATCTTTGAAACAATTAAAAAAGAAGTCACCGGCGTGATTAAAAAGGCGGCCTCTATTCCTTCTTCGCTAGGATTTGGCGGAAATAATTTATTTTATCCAATTGATATTGTTAGTGTGCCTAATCGCCCACTAATTCAGTTTACATGTATGGTTCCGATTCAAGGATATACAAATATATATTTTCCAATGCCAGAGGGTGTCCAAATGAATGACGCGATGTCATATAACGGTCAAGACCTTAATATACTCGGTTACGCGGCTCAACAAGCAGTAAGAGCTGGCACCAGCGTTTCAGAAATTACTGCGCCTAGCTGGGCTGAAGGCTTTGATGCTGCGGGTCAAGCGATAAAAGGCGCATTGCCACAAGATAGGGCAGAAACTGCGACTCTTGCTGGCGGTTTGTTATCTAATAATGCTGCAATAAAAGCGGGTATTTCGGCAGTTACACAAATATCGATGAATAAGAACACCATTACTACGTTTGATGGTATTAATATACGAACACATTCATTTACATTTAAACTAATTGGCCGTTCTCCCGAGGAATCACAGGCTATTAAAAACATTCATTATGTTTTTCGTTCGGGAATGTATCCAGTGGATATACCCGGAAAAGCAAATATGATGTTATCGTTTCCACCTAAATGGAAGATTCGGTTTATATCTTTAGACAACGGTCTTCGCGATTTACCACATCTTCCTCAGCCATACGAATGCTACCTTCAAAACCTTTCTACAAACTTTAATCCTTCTAGCAAGATGTTTAGAAATGATATGGCGCCGTTAGAAGTAGATATAACAGTTGCTTTCGTTGAGACTAAGGCATTAACGATGAATGATATCGCATCCCTTCAAGGTGGATTTTCGGCAGATGGGAGAAATCGAGGTGAAAATACTCCACTCAATCTTAGTATTAAGGGTCTTATTCCAGCAAACGTTAGTCGCGCATTAAACGTACTTGGTGGTGTCGGTGGTACAGCATCTAACACACCTTTGACACCACCTGGATCAGTCGGATCATCAGGTTCTGGTCAAGCGGGTGTTAAACTGTTTAATCCTAATAATGATGGAATGATACCCGCTAATGGTTCGCTTCCGACATTCACTATTGATAACACAGGAAAAAGGTTTTTACCATAACTATAAAATAAATTATGTCATTCTTTTCAATGTTTCCGTATAGGTCTTTTGACTTACAAGATAATAAAGCATATCGTGTCATCACTGATATCTTTCGTAATGTCGACGTGGATGATAAGTTGATCGATACCATCACAACTTATCGATCATATTATATTAATGATGGAGAAAGACCAGATATTGTATCAAATAAAATATATAGTAATCCAGATTATTATTGGACATTTTTTATTACGAACGATTTCTTAAAAGAAGGTATTCATAATTGGCCGATGTCCAATGCTGAATTAGAACGATTCATCAAAGATGAATATGGAAAATATTCGGTCATGACGTTCGTTCCATTAGTGATTCCGGATCAAGAATTTACTATCGGAGGTTTTAATAGCGATGCTCAGGTAATCACTTATACTAAATATTATAATACGTTTACCGGATTGCCGCTTGACGAAAAATATCTCCCGTATCTGTACCTCTCGGCGTATAACTCCGGAACTTCAGCGATTGCCTCTTCACGTATCATTCGATATGATGCCTCTACACTCCAATTGTGGATCGAAAAAATAGATAACGATTCGTTCTATAATGTTGATTCTAGCATATTAAATTATAAACTCGAGTTCTTAAATACACTTGCGCCATCAGATGAACAATACGCCGATGTCGAACAATTAAAGATCGAATGGAATGAAAAAGCGTTATTGTCATTAAAGGTTTCTGATCCGGAGACATATTACTTCTACGAAAAAACTCGAACAGATACACCTACCGCGTTTACATATCCCGTACAATTGTTTATGCCATCAAACATATGGCAAGATTCTTATAATGCCGCCTATAATTTCTATAAACAAGAAGATGATGGATCTGCTCGATCTGTATCGTATTATGATTTGATGTTGAATCAAATCGCCCCGTTGAATGGGCAATACACCATGGAATCATTGAAAAATACAAATACCAACTATATCTCATTTATTGAAAATGAGTACAACATCAATGAGTCGAGTCGAAATATCACCGTGATTGACCCGCCATATATATCATTATTCGAAGAATCATTTAAAAAAGCATTGAACTCGAATGTTTAATAATATCTCATATGGTGTTGGTCAAGATGGCAAAACCGCCGAGTTTCCTGGCGCATTTGTGGTCAAGTCGTTTACTCTAACAAATAATCGTAACAAGAGTACTGATATACAAAAACTAATTAAGAATTTTACGATCACCGAGGAAATCTTTTCTCCGACATTAGTATTACATCTTCAAATTATCGATAATATTAATTTATTTGAGGATTATGGCCTTTGCGGACAAGAAATATTAGAATTTACGATCTTAAAAAGGGATTTTGGATCAAAAATTGAGAAGGAGATTTCTTTACGATTCGTAACTAAGGAATATCCTTCTTTCTCTCGCGATAGTGAGAAATACGATATTCAATACTATGATATTATCGCTATTAGCGAACTAACATATTATTCAAGTTTAACAAAAATCAGTCGTTCGGTGACTGGTCATACGGCAGATAATATTAAAAATATATTCGTCGAAGATTTATCTATATCAAAAGATCGATTTATAATTACCGGAGAACCCTCGACTAATTTTACCGGAGTTTTACCAATCAATACTCCAATTAAAAATGCTCAATGGTTGGTGAATCACACATATGATCGGCATGGTTCTCCATTTATATTATTTCAAACAATTCTAAACAAAGTTCAACTATCATCGATCTCGTCTTTGATATCAGATAGTACTAATCCGATTTATAAAACGTTTGTTTATCGCCGCGAATATCAAGAAACCCCAGGAGAAGCGAGCGGATTTCAAGAACTTGCTGATCGTATTTTAGGAATATCTTCAAATTTAAAACTTGATAAAATAAATCAAGCAAGACAGGGGGCATTTGCCTCAGAAACTCGGTATGTCGATATTGCCAATAAAAATATTACAACTAGATCTTTTAATCATTCAACTGAGTCAAGTAAAGCTCTAAGTTTAAGTAAAGGAAAAAACTATTCTGGTGAGTTTGGTGTAGTTAAAAACGGATCTGCACTTACACTAAATGATATGAGCTCGGCAAAAATCAATTACGTTTATACCAATCCATCTTCTTACGGGTTTTCCTCGGAAAATTCAAATTCTGCATTATCAGAATCCCAACATAAAGCTCAATCGGTCATCGCCAATTTACAAAATGAAAGCCATGATATTATCGTTTATGGAGATTTTTCATTGAATGTTGGAAGAAAAATTAACATTGATATTCCAAAGGCGATAAGTTATTATAACCAACAAAAATTTAGAGAACCTGGTAGCAGTGGAGCAAATCTCAATGATTCTTCATTTTCCGGAAAATATATAGTATTTAAGGCTTCTCATCGATTTGAAGAGGGCTTATATACTACACAACTAACAATTGGAAGGGATTCGGCATAATTATGAATGATCTTAAATGGTTTACGGGCGTCATCGAGGATAATAGCGACCCTGAAGAGCGGGGAAGAGTAAAGGTTCGAGCCATCGGTTATCATACTGAAGATAGCGGAGAACTTCCGACATCTTCATTACCGTGGGCAACGCCATTAATGCCAGTTACCTCGGCTTCTATGTCAGGAATAGGTCAGACGGCAACAGGTCTTTTGCCCGGATCATGGGTAATGGGATTTTTCAGAGATGGTGAAAATTGTCAGGATCCGATCGTGGTCGGATCGATACCCGGTAATTCGACTCGTCAATCCGCTGGTTCCACATTTGCGGATCCAGGCGGTACGTATCCCAAACGAAACGGTGTCGATACCCCCGAGATTGGTACAAGCAACTATAAGAATAGTAGCGGTTATTCTATTCAAAATCAAACTGATCACCAGACAATCGAGACCGCAGTTGCACCGACACTTAGTACGATTGACCCGAGCGCCAAACCCCCTAAACGCGGGTCATGGACAGCTCCTTCTGTAAAAGATACTGTTAAACCTGCCTATCCATATAATAATGCTACTCGTACTGTTAGTGGTCATGTCATCGAAATTGATGATACGCCAGGTGCAGAACGTATATCTGAAATGCATCGTAGCGGAACAATGCGGCAGATTGATGCTTCAGGTAATTCAACTACTACAATTGTTGGTTCCTCTTATAAGATCGTAGTTAAAGATGATAATGTTTTTATTCAAGGATCATGCAACCTAACAATTGCCGGATCGTGCAAGACTTTGATTCGTGGTAGTTATGATCTTGAAGTCGAAGGAGACTATAATGTGAATGTCAAGGGTTCGATAAAAACGAAAGCAGGTGGTAGCGTCATGAGCGAGCATGGTGGTTTAACAGTATTAAATACTGGTGCCAATCGAGAATCGACGATTAATGGCAATGATAAATTAACTATCACTGGATTGATGTCGACTGATACCACCGCTGCGGAATTAAATATCATTGCTGATTATGAACTTAATACTTTTGGTGTTCGTTCAGATTTTACTGGAGCAGGTTTTAGTAATGTAGTTGCTGGAGAAACGAATATGTCATCAACTGGTGCTACGACGATTACTGCGCCTAAAATTGATTTAAACCCATAAATAGATTCGTATGGAATTAGATCCGATTAAGTTACTCTGTTCAGGAAATCCTTTGGATGCGTTGATTGCTGATTTAAAGAAAAAATTAAAGGAAGCGATCGCCGCGGCAATGGGAAAGATTAACGCAGCGATATTAGCTATTAAAACTATGTTGAAAGATGCGTTATCATCACTCATACCTCAACTTCCTGCAAAACCGGCATTCTTACTTGAATTGATGGCTTTGAAAGATAAGATTAGCGGGTCGATAGCCGAATTTAAAAAAGCGGCTGCAGCACTCATCGAAAAATGGGGGAAAGTCGTCGGTGGTATCGTAGATCTTATTAACTCTTTGGCTAACTTATCGATATGTGATCTACTGACTCTTAACTTTAAGATGAACCCGGATGGTTCTATTGTATTAGAAGGACCACCGCCAAAGACTCCTACGGGAGGTCCAGAAATTCCTGCTGAAGCACCTATTACAACAACAAGTAATCTCCCTAAGGATTATGTTTCTACGAATGATGCAGCAGTAGGCGGGTGTGAGGAAGTTTATGCAGCCATAAACAATAGTCCCCTTGGTCAAAAGAAAATATCATTAGAGGCTGAATTAGCTGATTTGTCGAACCAACCATCATTTAAAACATTTAGTGATAAAGCCAAAAGTCAAGGAAAACCACTCTCTAATACGACTATTGCTAACTTAGACGGCTCCGAGAAAGAGATACAAGATAATTTTATTTTTCTTTCAAAAGAACTTGATAACGCAAAGAGTGTGTATAGCGTAGTTAATGTTTCTACTGACCGAGTTATAGAACAAATTGTACAAGAAGTATACTATACTGATCCAAAGGGAAGTATATCATCAGAGTCTATCGAGTCTTTGATTGGTAGTTTACCATCATTAGTAGATTCGGCTTCTGGACAAGTTGCGGGTGGTGCTACATCTGCCGGTTCTCCGACGATTACCGCGGTTCAAGCTGCATTAAGAGAACAATGGAAACCTATCGTTCTTAAGCGTGGGCAAAATATCGAAATACCTACTGTAGAAGTTATAGAAGGACAAACATTTGCGACGTGGTTTGACTCACAAGGATTTAAGAATTTCTCTTCTGGCGAATTTACAAGCTACTTCAATCGTCCACTTAATACAACTCCTCCGGTTTCTATATGGGCAAATATCTTACCGACCCTTCGAATCGTCGATCAGCTTGCAACTCAACTTGGAACTAAAATTAAAATTGTAAGTTCATACCGAAGCCCTGCATATAATGCAAACATTAAGGACAACCAAGGGCGGCAGCTGTCAGCTAAGAATAGCTTCCATACAAGGTTCATGGCGCTTGATATTCAGGCGAGCGGTGTATCCCCTAGTCAAGTATATAATATATTAAAATCATGGAGAAATCAAGGGCAGTTTCGTGGCGGATTAGGATTATATTCTTCTTTTGTCCATATTGATACTCGTGGTTCGAATGTCGATTGGTGACGGATAAATAGATACATGAGTTCGGCGCTATCAGACTATAACCCAGTAAACGGAACGATTAGCGTCGTCTCTCGTAAAGTATTATACGCTGACCTAAACACATTATTTTTTGAGCATCCGGTATTAAAAGATATCAAACCAATCACTGATATTGATGCCGTCAAAAATGCAGTGAAAAATCTCGTCTTAAGTTCAAGATTTGATAGACCCTTTCATCCTGAACTCGGATGTCGAATAACTGAGATGTTATTCGAAAACGCTACTCCATTCACGGCTATATCTATTCGTCAAGAGATCGAACAAGTATTATTAGAACACGAACCACGTATCAATCAAGTCGACGTTGAGATTCTCGACGATTCCGATCGGAATGCATACGTAGTAAATATATCCTTTAATATCATCGCGGATAGTCGTGAAGCCGAGATTTCATTCTATTTAAACAGATTACGATAATATACTAATATGGCACAACTTAACGTCACTGAACTCGACTTTGATCAAATCAAAGATAATTTAAAGAGTTATTTTAAGAGTACTGATTCACCCTTCAAAGATTGGGATTATGATGGTTCTGGATTAAATTTATTGATGGATGTCTTGGCATACAATACTCATTATAATGCGGTATTAGCGCACATGTCTGTCAATGAAAGCTTCTTAGATACTGCACAAGTTCGTTCGAACGTTGTTTCTGCCGCCAAACTTCTTGGATACCTTCCATATAGTGTATTAGCACCATATGCATATATAGATGTTTCTTTCTTAGCTTCTTCCTCTGGCACTACTATTAGTAATGAACTTCAATTGCCTAAAGGAACTAAATTTAAATCTTCTCTTGACGGCGTAACTTATCAATACGTAGCCGATAAGACCTATAGCGCTTCTAATGTTAATAATCAATACGCATTCTCTGGAGTAAAACTATTACAAGGTGCGTTTGCTACTTCTAGATATAGCGTAGACGCGTCCAATACGAATCAAAGATTTATTATCGCTGATCCTAACGTTGATATCACTACATTGGTTGTACGAGTGTATCCTAACCAAACTGTAAGTGAATCTACGCTTTATACTCGATTCTCTACGTTTGATAGCATTGACGGAGAATCTACGATTTATTTCTTAAATGAAAATACACTAGGTAATTACGAGATTACTTTTGGTAATAATATATTTGGTAAAGCGCCGAGCAGTCTTAATGTTATCGAACTCGAGTATATTGTTACACAAGGTGCCGTATCAAATGGTTGTTCTACATTTAAGTTTGCTGATTCTCAATTAAGTTTTACCACTGGTAATCCGGTGGTTGTTACTGAATCTAAATCATTTGGTGGTGCTGCTCGTGAATCGTTAGATAGTATTCGTAAAAATGCTCCTCAATCGCTGATTGCTCAAAATAGAGCAGTTACATCTGATGATTATAAAGCTATCATTCGTTCGGAATTCAAGGCTGTCGATTCGATCTCTGTTTGGGGAGGAGAATATAATGAACCTCCTCAATATGGTAAAGTATTCATATCGATAAAACCAAAGAATGATTCGAATACTACTAGTACTGATGAAAACCTTTACTTGACTGAAGATCAAAAGACAGAAATCATTTCTTTACTCGAACCAAAGCGAGTGCTGTCTATCACGCCAGTATTGATCGATCCAGAGTACACGTATTTATATTTTAATATATTTTTCAAATATAACCCATCAATCACTACTCTTTCAAGGGAAAATTTACAAGGCGTTGTCAGCGCCGCCACAAAACAATACGAGAAAGATAACTTACTCGCATTCGACGGTATCTTTAGGCATTCGAAGTTTCTGTCGAAGATCGATAATAGCAACGTCTCTATATTAAACTCGACTGCCCGAGTCTTTGCTTATAAGAAGGTTGATATTACTTCGACAGATTATCAATCGTCGATATCATTTTCTTTCGAGCTATATGGTAACTTCGATAAAACAGAATCATTCATTAGATCTAGCCCGTTTATTTTTGAAGGAAAACAATGTTATTTGGCGGATGAATATGACCCAACAAATACGACGGTACGTAACGTATATGTCTATACGTTGAGTTCTTCCGGGGATCAAGTACGAGTATTACAAAGCGTCGGAAATTTAAATCCAACGACTGGTGTTGTTGGATTTACTACCTTAAGGGCAGATTCGGATACAACGATAGATATCTATGTCAACCCGGCCGCCGATGATATTCCTGTCGTTCGAAATCAACTGTTACTGATCGATTTTAATAAGACTACCATCATCGGCGACATCGATGAGATCATCTCAGGTGGATCTAACGGAGCTATCAACTATACAACATTTAATCGAGACGTATGATACTTAGCGTAGTAGATTCCAGACCGCGAAATCAAGAATCGCAACGAGTTCGCGAATTGTTACCTCAGGCGATATCTGAGAATGCCACTGCGTTGATCGGGTTCTTGGAACAATATTATGAATACATGAATACCGTCGGGCTTCCGAGCAACGTTATTTCTAATATAACCGCTGAACATGACATCGATCGAGTCTCTGCTTCCTACCTCGATGCGATTCAGGCAGAAATCGCGAATAGCATACCGAATTCGCGGGTGCTAGATCGAGTATCTTTATATAAAAAAATCGTAAAGTATTATAGTATCCGTGGAACCTCGGATAGCGCCATGGTATTCTTTCGAATATTCTTCGATGAACTCATCGAATTGATCTATCCGAAAGACTATCTGTTTAAGACATCCGACGGTTCTGGTAAAGTAATACCGGCGCAATTTGAGATCGATCGAATCTTGACTGACGCGCCGATTAGCGCGGAACCGGAGTATATCACGATCAACCCAATTGATAGTACGTTTATCTTAAGTGATACCGATATCTTAACCGCGACTCCGGAAATTTTGACGGTCACTGAATCATCCTTGACATTGGACGGAATTAATATATTCACGTTTGATACACTGAATAGGATCAGCGATTTAAACGGCAGAGCGCGGTATGCGTCATCGACCGATCCTTCGCAGGTACTTTATTGGGATTCATCAAATATTAGATGGGTATTAACTGTAGAAGGATATGCATGGTTTTCATATTCGAATGTAATTAATCCTCAAGATGCGATTAATTGGAATCCTTCAATTGACGAAGAATCGACTGCTGCTACGCTAACGATTGACCAATTTGGGTTAAATAATACTGTAACATATGTCGCTAATGTTGCGGGTTTATTTGGAAATAATATTTCAATCGCATATGCCTCTGCGATACAACAAGCTATCACTAGTGTAGCTGTATCTGGTACACAAATTACCGTGACTCCGGGAACAACCGCGCGGATGATAGTCAGTGGATCATTGACAAGATATGATAATAATCAACCAATTACTACCGGTGTATTTTTAGAAGCCGGAACTTTCGGCGAAAAACCATATTGGTCGAGTGATGGGCTATCATATGGTGCATATAGAACCAATGATTATTCTGAGATATTATATGCGTCTGGTCAAACAAAATATTACTTAAATGCTAAAGTTGGTATTACTAATGACGCTGTTTATTATTGCAGTTCTGAAATAACTATTTCAGATGATCCTAGTTCAATTTTATGGAATACTGCAGCATTTGGGAATGGTACGCCTACTGTTACCTCGGGAATATCGAGTGCGCTACAGATTATTTCGGCTATAAACACCTCAACCGAGGCAAGTGCTTTAGTAACGGCTTTCGCTGAAGGTAATGTTACAGGAACAATTACGACAACGTTATTACCAACTAATTTAAGCGGAGGTATCAATGGATGGCTATCTCCTATAGGGACGTTCACCACGACGTATTTTGTAAATAATACCGGAGCTACTGTCCCGCAATCGTTAGGAGAATTAGTAGTTGTATTAGGAACCGATGACGTATATGAATGTACTGACTTTAATCATTACACCTGGGAACCATCGATAAAAAATGTATTCGATACCTGGAAATATAGTGATCGAAAAGGATTCATCTCGGATAGGAATAAAATTCAAGATGGCTATCGTTGGCAAGAATATTCTTATGGCATTCGAACAGGTATTCAATTAGAAGATTGGGAAAAAGCGTATCTAAAATTAGTACATCCTGCTGGACTATATCTATTTTCCGAGTTGTTAGTATTGGTTTTCCGTTCGAACGTATGGGATAATTATATCAACTACGGTTCGACGAATCCTACGGTAGATCTAACTTGGCTAAATGCCTTTATCAGCCCGAGAGTACTCGACCCATCATCGAATGCTTTTCATAGCCCTAAGTTTCAACCTGGTTGGTTGAGTTCAAATAACAGAAAACTTAGATTCATCATTGCGGCATTAATCGCCGAAGGGGCAGAAGCTAATTTCATTCGCGCGGTCTACGTTATATGTCAATCTATCATCGCTGCGAGTAATTCTTCCTCGGAAGAATCTCAACGTGATTATCTCGAATACCTTAAATTCTGGGATGATACGTCATTATCAGATGGATACGCCGATATCACTATCGCGGACGCTATGCAGAATAAGATTACACATGTCGGATCCGTTCGAGGATCTTGGTATCCATGGTCCAATTCGACGTTCGAATACGATCAAGCTACTACTTATGTTTCTCCAACACAATCTATACAGTATCCAGATTTAGGATGGGAAATGGCTTTATTTAATAATACTGACATACCATACGAATTGAATTGGGAAGCTGCGCAGGTATGTACTGGTGGAGAGTGTGGTACACTTATAGATCAACCAATTATAGGTATACAGTTTGAAAACATCTTATTTGAAGATGGATCGGATATTATCTTAAATGATAATAACATAATTTTACTTTAAATTGTTTACATAAATAATAATAATAATATGGCTAAAAAGATTACTCAACTTTCAACAAGCACCATTGTTAAATCTTCAGATTTATTTCATGTCTTAGATGTGACAGATCTTAGCATGTCTGCTGATGGAACTAATAAGAAAATCACAGCTAAACAACTTATAGATAGCGCAATAGCAGACGTATTATCCTCTGGAGTAATTACTGGCAATCTTATTGCGGGTAATGCTATTACATCAGATAATATTGCGCTTGGAGCAATTACTGGCAATCTTATTGCGGACAATGCAATTACCTCAGGTAATATTGCACCTGGAGCAATTACTACGAATAATATTGCATCTGGAGCAATTACTACGAATAATATTGCATCTGGAGCAATTACTACAAATAATATTGCATCTTTAACAATTACCTCAGATAAAATATTATCAATCACTGCAGCAAAGGTAACAGGTCTACTTACCAGCGATCAGATAGCCGCGATTGCTGCAGCAAAGGTAACAGGTCTACTTACCAGCGATCAGATAGCCGCAATTGCTGCAGCAAAGGTAACAGGCCTACTTACCAGCGATCAGATAGCAGCCATTGCTGCAACAAAAATAGCCGGTCAACTTACGAATGATCAAATAGCTGGCATCGATGCAGCAAAGGTAACAACAGGCCTACTTACGAGTGCTCAAATAGCCGCGATTGACGCAACAAAAATAGCCGGTCAACTTACGAATGCTCAAATAGCTGGCATCGATGCAGCAAAAATAACAACAGGCCTACTTACGAGTGCTCAAATAGCAGATATTGCTGCAGCAAAAATAGCCGGTCAACTTACGAATGCTCAAATAGCTGGCATCGATGCAGCAAAGGTAACAGGTCAGATTACTAAAACACAAATTAGTGATGGTGCTATTACGACTCCTAAGATAGAAGCTGGTGCCATTATAACTGCTAAGATTGCTGCTGGTGCCATTACTGCTGGTACAATTGCTGCTAACGCCATTACTGGCGAAAAGATAGAAGCTGGTGCCATTACTGCTGGTAAGATTGCCGCTGGCGCCATTACTGCTGATAAGATTGCCGCTGGCGCCATTACTGCCGTGACATTAACTGCGGGGTCTGTTACTGCCGGTACAATCGCTGCTGGTGCAGTTACAGCCGATACAATTGCTGCTAATGCCATTACTGCCACTAAGATTGCCGCTGGTGCAGTTGTGGCTGATACAATTGTTACTGGTTCTGTTACTGCCGGTAAGATTGCTACTAATGCAGTTACGGCCACAAAAATCGAGGCTGGTGCTATTATTGCCGGTAAGATTGCTACTGGAGCCGTTACAGCCGATACAATTGCTGCTAATGCCATTACTGCTACTAAGATAGAAGCTGGTGCTATTATTGCCGGTAAGATTGCTACTGGAGCCGTTACAGCCGATACAATTGCTGCTAATGCCATTACTGCCACTAAGATTGCCGCTGGTGCCGTTACTGCCGAAAAGATTGAAGCTGGTGCCATCACTGCTGGTAAGATTGCCGCTGGCGCCATTACTGCTGAAAAGATAGAAGCTG